GACGGCGACCCTATCTGTTGCTGGCCTTACCTTCCGGGATACCACGAGACGGAGGCCACGTTCGGCCTGATATCGGAGAAAGACCTTATCGACTGTCCGATGACGCAGGGGCTGCCCAACGGGTTGCTGGAGGTCATGGAGAAGTGGCTGGACGCGAACACCGCCGAGCATGACCGCATCTTCAGGATCGCGCATCCCGAATACTTCCCCGACGCGCCTCCGTAAAATCCCTACTTCTACAAACCTTTTCATTTTATAATCCGTGACCTATATAGTGGCCGTGTGTCCGAGGATACGGTGTCCCGTATGTAAGCAGAGCTATGACGCTGGAGATGAATGTTCGATCTGTCAGTATAATTTTCACGGCAAGACGGACGAGGAGATACAGGCGCACATATACGGCCACTCTATGAAAAAACCAACCTACCTTTATAAGAAAAGAAAACGAGGCAGGCCGAAGGTCAGGCGCGACGACTGACAGGAAATATATAATATTATTGTTCAATTTTCTATATAGTTTTTCGAGCCGTTTGTTTAAGCGGTGGTAAAATGGCTGATGGTACACCGATGTACTCCGGCGAGCATGACCACGATCACGACCACGAGCATGAACACGAACACGAACATGACCACGTTCATAAGCACATTTACGAGCATGGTCCTGGGTGTATGTGTCCGGCATGTGGCGGAGGTGTTAACATGTATGGAGGCGGAAATCCACTTGAGGGAATGATAGCAGGGATGCTGTCTAAACAGGGTTGCGACCCTGCGATGATGGCGGCACTTATGAAAGACAAGGACGGGTTCGGGCAGGGCGGCATTTGGATAATCCTCGTGTTGCTCCTGGTCCTCGGAAGGGGACGTGGCGGACTGTTCGGAGGCGATGACTGCGGCGACGGAGGCAGACACGGCGATCACTGGGGACAGCACGCCGAGTTCAGGCATACCGACGACCTGATTGTCAACGAGACCAACTACAAGAGCCTTCTGGAGGCCATCGCCGGGAACCGCGAAGGTCTGGAGGCACTGGCCAGGGAGCTGGGCGTTGAGTCCAGGGTGCTGGACAACCATATCTGCGAGGTCAAAGGTCTTATAAGGGAGACCAACGGCGACGTTGAGGCGGCAATCGCAAGGTGTTGCTGTGAGACCCAGAAAATGATCGAGAGGTGTTGCTGTGACACGAACAGACACCTCGATAAGGTCGATTGTGACATCAAGACCAGCAAACTGGAGACAGACTTCCTGATTGAGAAGAAGTTCTGCGAGGTCAACGCGCATATCGCTAAATGTTGCTGTGACCAGGCCGCGCTCGTGGATAAAAAGTTCTGTGAACAGAACATGTATCTGGAGCGTCAGTTCTGCGACATCAAGACCAGAGAGGACGGCAGGGAGATCGACAGACTGAGGGCGGAGCTGGCAAGACGCGACGCAAGGGAACACGACGACTTCATTGTCCGCGCGATCCGTGAGGATGCACGCGAGGCCAGGAAGAGGGCGGCGTGGGAGAGGTGTCACTGCCAGTGTGCGCCGATAACGGCGACGACCCCGGCAGTGTCGGACGAGTGAGCTTAAGAGGTGTGAACAACCGCGCCGGGCGGTATATCCCGGCACAATAACATTATGGGAAGTGAGTAAACATGGACACAGACACGATAGACACGGAGACCCTGCGTAAGAATTACGACGTATGGTCAGAGGTAAAGGATAAAGTCGATCTGCGTAAGGCGGTGGACGCATACCGGAACGGCCAGCAGGCCGTCGGCGAGGAGATCGAAAAGCTCCGCAAGGAGAACACCGACCTCAAGGACCAGCTCAAGCGTAAGGATGCTGACAGCATGGCGACATTCGAGATTATGGAAAGAGCCGTTAAGGGCGATCCCGATGTACAGGCGATGCGCGACGCGCTGGCCAAGACCAAGAGCCGGGTACTGCATACGCTCTGCCTGGAGAACACCGAGTACCTGATGGGATGGACGGCTTACTGTACATCCGTCAAGCGCGCGTACGATAAGGACGTTCGCACGGACGCGAGGAAGGACGACCAGCCGACAGGCGGAGGCAAGCCCAGGCACGCGCCCGGAAAGGGTCCCTGCGGCGATGCGTGCGCCTGCGACAAGGAGGGTAAGGATGGCTGACTGTTGCATGGTAAGATACCGATACGAACATGCCGCGGAATGTTGCGCGCTGGAGCATAAGTACAGAGCCGAGCGCGCCAGGATCGAGGCCGAGTTCGCTCCGCGCGACTGTTGCCGGACACGGGCGGAAAGCGTCGAGTGTTGCATGGTGCGTAAGGGGTTCGTCAATGGCCGCAGGGTCGGAAGGCGTTACTGAACGTAAGTCCAAGCCGCGCGATCCGCTGATGGCGTACGCACGCAACGGCCGGGGACGGCGTACCGTCAGGGCGATACGCAAGGCAGAGCGCATCATGGCGAAGGATCGGCCTCCGATGTGATATATAAACCTTTCCTGATGTATAGGATGTATAGGATGATTTTTTTTATCCTATACATATCCTATATATCCTATACATCCTATACATGGATATATCATACATCCACGAATTTTTAACAAAAACGATCGTTTTCACATCGAAAACTGAGGCATGATGGATATAACTATCATCCAACGATGGACATAACAGTACATCAATGTGAGGCCATGTATAGGATAAAAAATCATCCTATACATCATCCTATACATGATTGACGATTGAGAGTATATAAGTATTTTCGGTAAAAGTAATATGAAAATACTAATGAATTGATATATGATGTATATGATGTATAGGATGTATAGGGTAAAATAGGATTAGTAAGCCCGGCGTTAAAAGGTCTGTTGCGCCTGCGCCCGGACGCGCGCGCGAATATAATATAGGATGGTCTGCGCCGATCAGTGAAAAACAGGATTATTACGTTTTCAATCAACAGTAACAACAACGGATATGAACATCTTTTTAATACTGCGTCGGCTATATGAAATAGTATATAAAACGGATGGTGCGAGGCGTTGGCGATCAATAAAGACAACCTTAAGGACTTCCGGGACATGACGGCGGAGGAACAGCGAGCTGTCGCGCGCGCAGGAGGAAAGGCATCAGTAGCCAAGCGTCGCGAGGCCAAGTCATGGAAGGAAGGACTGGAAAGATTACTCGCCCAGCCGACAGATACGACAGCCGATATTTTTACGCAGGCGTGCGAGGAGGCAGGCATCAAGGCTCCCAAGTCCGCGAAGGTCGGCGATCTGTTGCTTATCACGCTCGTTAAGAATGCCATGACATCCCCTAACGCCAAGTTCGCCGAGCTGTTGCGCGATCAGATAGGACAAAAGCCTGCCGATCCTGAACCAGCCGAAAACAACGCCGTGGCGGAGCTGGCTGTCGCCATCAGCGGCATGGTCAAGGCTCCCGACATAAAAGAGGAGATAGAGGCGGACGAGGAGGCCGGAGGCCATGCCGACGAAATACCAACATAAGCGCGACGCGCCGAAGATAATACCGCCGTCGCCTCGAATGCTGGCCAGCATCGTCAACTCCAAGAACATCAATATCTGGGAAGGCTCCGTTAGATCGGGGAAGACCCTCGTGTCTATATTGGCCTGGCTGGTGTTCATCGAACAGTCCCCGGACACTTACTTCTTTATGTCTGGTAATACGGTCAAAAGTCTCCATGACAACGTGATCGACGGAAAGTATGGCATACTGTCTATACATCCAGGCTCCAAGTGGCAGAAGGACCAATCTACCCTCTTAATCCCGACCAGCCAGGGCGTTAAGGTATGCCGCTGTTTCGGTGCGTCGGATTACAATAGCCACGATAAGCTTACCGGACTGACCGCCGGAGGCTGGTATGCCGACGAGCTTAACAAACATCATAAGAATTTTATCGAGGAGGCTACCAAGAGGACGGTGGCCTCGACGTTCCGTAAACACTTCGCGACCATGAATCCAGACAATCCGATGAAGGACGTGTACAAGGACTTCGTGGACTATTACCGCCTGATGGAGCCGGAGAAGAAGAAAGCCATCGGCGGCGTTAACTATTATCACTGTACACTCGATGATAACCCTGCATTGACCGACAGCATGAAAGAGGCCATCATGGAAGAGTTCAGACATAAAGGGTTTGAATTTGACCGCTTTATCCTGGGTAAAAGGGTCGTGGCTGAAGGTCTTGTGTATCCCGGCGTGGCGGATCGCGAGGTATTCGTGGACTTCGATATCCGCAGGGTTAAGGTGCGCTGGTGCGCCATTGACTGGGGTGTCGATCATCCCACGGTGCTGTACTTCGGCGGACACTGGATGTCTGACCGTATCGACGTTCCAGGCGCGTACCAGGTCAAGGGCGACTATCGCATCGTGTCCGAGGTCTATATGACTGATAAGGGTAAGGTGGAGGATAACGTCGTGGACAGGTTCGAGGCGGAATGCAAGCGGCTGGGCGTTGACCCTCGTAAGCTGGACATCGCCATCGACCCAAGCGCGGCCGCGCTTAAAAATGCCTTCCGCAACAGGGGATACACAGGGCGCAAGGCGCAGGACGGGGACAAGGGACTCCAGGACGCGAACAACCGCGTCAGCGACGGCATATCATACATGCGGTCATTCCTTTATTCCGGGGTCGTCAAGTTCCATATATCCTGCGTCAACGCCAGGCGCGAGATAGGGTCGTACAGTTGGGACCCGCGCGCCAGCGAGCGCGGAGAGGAGATACCGATCAAGGTTAACGACGACTGCATGGACGCGGCGCGTTATCTCATATATACATTCATAAGGCCGATAGTCCGTATCGGGACAATAGAGAAGATAATAAGACAACAGGGAGCGACAGCATGACAGCCAACCAACTAAAGGATGACAGCAGTAGCACGGCGGACACCGTGGACATCAACAGCAAGATAAGAGTATCAGCCAACGCCGGGGACGAGGTAACGTCGCCGATCCTCTTCCAGGGGTTCGACGAGTTCATGCGCCGCCGTCCGGTGTTCCAACGCCTCTATGACTATTACATCGGACGGCATCCGATCCTCCGCAAGCCGAGGGGAGCCACTATCGTGGACAATATGTGTCGTTACGGCGTGGACAACATAGTCGCGTACATAGCTGGCAACGAGCCATCTTACGTCAGCGAGGACGGCGACGTTATGGCCAAGAAGATAATCGACATGTACGAGGACCAGGTAATGGCAGACCAGGAGTCCGCCCTCAATCTGGATGTCCAGCGTTACGGGCGCGCCATCCAGCTGGTCTATCACAGCGAGAAGGCGGACGCGGAGTGTGTCGTGATCGATCCGCGTAACGGGTTCGTGGCATTCGACGAATCAACAGACCCGGACTCGGTGTATGGCGCGGTGGTGCGCTCGAAGAGGGAGATCGGTCCGGACGGAAAGACCGAGAAGACCATCCATTACATGGACGTGTACAGTCCCGGACGATACAGCCTCTGGAGGTCAAGCGATCCGCCCAGCGCGACCAGCTGGGAGCGCATCCCGGCCGAGGATCGCGTTACCAGATTTACGAGGGTTAACCTCATCGAGTACCAGGCCAACGCCGATTATATCGGCGCGATCCAGGGCGTAACATCCATCCAGGACGCACTCAACAGCGTGCTGTCCGATGTCCAGAATGATAAGGACGCATTCGCGGATACTATGCTGTTCGTGGCCGGGTCGGCATTCGGACAGACGCGCACGGAGGCGGAACAGTCCGAGCAGGTCGTCAAGGGTACGCATCTCATCCAGGGCGAATCCGGAGATACCGCCGAATGGCTTATCAAGCAGATGGATGAGACACCGCAGATATACTCCGACAGGCTGACCGCGAAGATGCACAAGAACATGAGGGTCCCCGACTTCAGCGACGTGGCCTTCGCCGGGAATGCGTCCGGCGTGGCGTTGCAGTACAAGCTGTTCGGTACGGAGATGTTCGCCAACAACGCGGCGCGGTGGTTCAACAAGGGATTTAAGCGCAGGTGCAAGCTGTACGACGACGCGCTCAATAACAAGGAAGGCAACATGGATTACGAAGTACAGGCGAAGGTTGGTAAGATGGCGGTGGACTTCAATTATTCCACGGTCGTCGATCCGCTGACGGAGGCTCTGGCCATGCAGGGATACCTTAACACTGGGGTGGTGTCGAAGGAGACGGTCATGGGTATCTGTACGATCATAAGCGACATCGAGGTTGAACAGGAAAGGCTCGACGAGGAGCAGGCCGTCGCCGACGCGCGCGAGAAGGCCAGATACCAGGACGAGTTTAACCTGGTCGTTGAACAGAATAAGGCCGCCAGTCAATCACAGCCTGCCCAGTCGGACGCGAACACGCCGCCGTCCACTGAATCAACGCAGGCGCGCGCCAGCCAGGGGACAGGCCAGTGAGCTGGGATGAGGCATCGTAATGGCTAATACCAGGTTCGACAGGCTCCAGCAGGCTGAGGGGATGGACCGGTCCGAGATATTCGGCAAGCGCATTAATCCGACCATTCAGGAGGTCATGCGCACGTTCCGCGCCGGGGAGAAGGTCATCATGGACGATCTGTCGCGCCTGCTGTTCGACAGGCACGGCTCCTTCGCCACGGCAGAAGAGGCGGAGAAGTGGCTGGCCAGCAAGTCCACGGCGGCGGAGCGCAACATGCTGTTACGACGCGCCGGGAACATGCCGGAGCCGTACCGGACGGCATGGCTCAAGCGCATACAGGACCCTGCCTTCCAGACCAGGTTAACCAACCGCATGGCCGTTAACACGGTGGTGGACATCAACGGCGAGCAGATACGGTTCGGGGTCGATAAGACCATGACGAGGGTACTGTCCGGCGTTGTCGTGGAGGGTATGAACCGCCAAATGTTCGCGCTCCAGAAGGGTCTGCGGTTCGGGTGGGATGTCTCGCAACCGAGCCAGCAGATGATCGACGCGGTGCTGAGGAGGTCGTACTCGGAGACATCCCTGGTCCCGATGTTCAGGCGGTGGGGTCAGCCGATCAAGGAGTCGCTGGTGCAGGGGATCGTCAGCGGTCAGGGTCAGCGTGACATCGTTAAGGGTATCCAGGCCGTGACCGGGGACTCGCTTTATGATGTCAAGCGGATGGTGCGCACGGAGCTGACGTGGGCAAGTTCGGAAGGGGAGCTGGAGGCTCTAAAACAGGCCGACATCGAGCAGTACCAATTCATTGCGACGCTGGACGAGAAGACCTGCCCGATCTGCGGCGGACTGGACGGCGACACGTTCCCCGTCGATAAGGCCGTGGTGGGCGACAACAGACCTCCGGCACATCCTAACTGCCGTTGCGTGCTGGGCGCGGCACTGACGGACGAGAAGTTACAGAAACTCAAGCGTCGTTACCGCGATCCCGACACAGGCAAGAACAAGCTCATCCCGGCTAACATCACATGGAAGGACTGGTCCGCCGAGTTCTTACACTGATGTCTGATATCGGGCGTTTTAGTCCTACTATTTATATATTCACTCGCACATTGCGTAAATACCAACACTTGGGGGTAAACAAGGTATGACCGACGCAAACAACGGTAACGGTGGCGCAGGCTCGGACGCGGCGAAAGACGCAGGAGCTGGCGCATCAGACAACAACGATAAGAAAACGACAACCACTCCTCCGACCGACGAAAAGAAGTTTTCGCAGGCCGATATGGACGCGGCGATCAAGAAGAGACTCGAACAGACCGTACCTGCCAGCGAACACAACAAGCTGAAGGGGGAATACGAGAGGTCAAAACTGACCGAGGCCGAAAGGCGCGAGGCTGAGGTTGCGGCGAAAATCAAGGAGGCGGACGAACGGGCGCAGAAGGCGGAGGGCGCGCTGAGGCTGGCGTACGCAGAGAAGTTACTTATCAAGGAGGGCATCGATCCCTCCAGAGCTGGCCGTGTCATCGGTCAGACCGACGAGGAGACCGCGGCGAATGTGAAAGCATACGCGGACGACATCAAGAAGGATGTTGCGGCGAAGATGGAGGCCAACATGAAGAAGGGCGCGCCGCCAGCAGGACAACCTGGAGCTGGCGCGGCTGACGGAAAGACACCGGACTACAACTCGCTGAGGCGCATGGGATACACTGACGAGCAGTCGAAAGCTTACCTCGAAAAGACAAAAAAATAATCAAGAGATGATTAAACATGGCAGGATTTACATTCCCGACAGGAAAGGCGAACACGATCGAGGCGGTTAAGGAATACATCAAAAGCCGTATTGATGCAGGGTTCGCCATAGGTGGCGCAACGCAGATATGGAGGCCGTGGGAGGAGTTCACGCAGGGACTCAGCGGAGCAGGCTCCGTCATGCTGTCCAACATCGTGGTGGACGGCCTCGGCAACTATAACAAGACAACGGGTTTCCCGACCAGGGGAGGATCGATCAGCTGGGAAGAGTATAAGCTGAGGTTCGACCGCGGCGGATCGTACAACCTCGACAGGGTGGATATTTTCCAAGTGGCTCTTGAGTCCGTCGTGGACAAGTGGGCAGGCCAGCTGTCCAGGAAGGAGCTTATCCCTGAGAGGGACAAGATAAACATCATGGCGGCATTCCAGCGCGTCAGCGCGACGGCAACCGCAACGGCGACGATAACAGGATACAACAACCTGGAGACGTTCACGCCTGCGGCCAACAACGTCATCGGCAAGACCGCCGAGGTGCTGGACAAGCTCTTCGACTTCACAGGCATAGACAGCGGATATAACATCCTGGTCAACGGCAAGTACAAGAACATGTTCACAGCCTCGACCGAGGTACAGAAGACCAGGGACGTGACCGGACCGGTGGCCGCCATCGAGACGAGGGTGGGTTCCGTGTCAGGCTCTAACCTTATCTGGGTTCCCAGCGCAAGGATGAAGACGGCGTTCACGATCAGGGACGGAGTGACCAGCGGACAGGAGGCCGGAGGTGTCGTCGCCGCATCAGGCGCGCAGGACATCGTGGCCATCATATCCGCGCCCGACACAATCCAGTCCGTTGACGCGGTGGATGTTACCAACGTGTTCGGACCCAACGAGAACCAGACAGCCGACGCAACGAGGATAAACATGAGGTTCTTCTACGACACGCTTATCACAACCGAGAGCCTGCCGGGGACTTACATACTCGTCGCGCCTGCCGCTGGCGGACCCTGAGATTGACGGTATTACGCGACCGATCCTAAACTTTTTACCTTTTCATTTATATATTCATATTACTATTCTGATAATGGAGTCATCCTTTCCGGGATGGGACGTGTTTACACCTCGCGTCCGGGTCGCGGAGGTTTCGTTCATTTACTCCGCGACCTAATCTTTCTGATGTACTTTATATACGTCCGAGTCCATTATCAGACATGGCCATCGCAGTAAACAACGAGACGGACTTCAACCGTATAGGGTCGTGGCAGGAGTATCCGGCAGGGTCTGGCCAGATGTGGACGCAGGACGCGGACTATGAGCTGACGGCTGACATTGACCTATCCATCATATCGAATTATTCTCCCAAATATATATACGGCGGATCGGTGGACGGCAAGGGACACAAAGTAAAGAACCTGACGAAAGCACTATCAGGTACGTGGGTCGGAGCCGTGTTCGGACAGATTAACGGAGTAATCCGTAACATAATATTCGACAACATTACGACAACATCGACAGGATCGTATCCGACAGGCCACGGAGCGATATGCGGACAGCTGGGCGGTTCTATCGTCAACTGCTCAATCATCAACTCCAGCCTCGGCAACACGGGGACTTACGCCGGAGGGTTTGTGTCGCAGATGCAAAATGGGAGCCTCATATACGGATGCACGATCAAGGACTGCGTTATTGCTATGGGCGGCACGGCACAGACGGGAGCCTTCACAGGATTAGGCTCCGGCGCAATGGTGGTTAACTGTATCGTCGCCAACTGTACCTTCGACGGCAGTACTGTATTCGGTCAGGGTACGCAATATTACAACAGTTACGTGCAGGAAGGTATGGGTGCGGTCCTCGGCGGTCAGCTCGGCCAGTACAACGACGGGACAGTCTTACCTCCCGATAAGGTGTCCGGCTTTAAGTCGTCCGCGGCAATGCGCCCGACGCTGGCCGATGCGAAGGCTGGGAACAGCATATACAATCTTGAGGGTGGGTTCGCGGACCTCGGATATATCAATGGATGGGACTTCGAGACAGACTGGACGATCACTCCTGGACAGAATGACGGCTTACCGATTAATCTGTTCGCGCCTTACGTTAACAGGTTCGTCAGTCTGACGCTGTACGTCCAGCTCCCAGGCTACTACTCGACCGAGATAATATGGGTCGAGACTGGTACGGTCATACCCATGCCGATACCGTCGATCCCCGAAGAGCTGGAGCTGGATGTCGTCGGCTGGCACGATAACAACGTGCTGGTGGACTTCAATCAGCCGATAACGCACGCCATGATATTACAACTCATAACCAAACCGACACCTCCGCCGTCCCCAGAACCGCCGCCGATCCCGTCAGACTTCGATCGTCGTATGGAATTGCTCAAGCTCCGGCCGATAACCAGCGGACTGGACCAGGACTATCTCGACAGCAAGCTGTCCGAGGCGACGGAAAGATGGCACGCCGAGACCAAGAGGCGCGTCGATCTGGGCGCGGAGGTCGATAGCGTTATCGTCCGGTGCGCCGTGGCGTATATCAATCAGGAAGGCGGAGAAGGCATGGCCAGCGTGTCCGAGGGCGGCATGTCCAGGACGTTATCAATGGACGATATAGTGGGCGAGATGCGCAAGCGTCGCGTGTTCGCTGGGATGGACCTATGAATCCCATGCTGACGGGCGCGGTGCGCCTATACGTCCATCATATAACCATGCACGACGAGCCGGACGAGTTCGGGGTCGTGGAGCCGACATTCACGACGGATAACGTCCCGACGCTGTTCAAGGTCTATAAGACATCCAGTCGTAACAGCCAGCAGGACTTCGGCGTTACCAACGAGGACAGATATACGATCCACTCGGTCAACCGAAAGGACATCAAGAAGGGCGACTGGTTGGGCGAGACATACGAGGCGCGGACGTACCGCGTGGAGTCCGTGCGGACGTTCCTTAAGCATCAGACAATCGAGGTTATAAAAGATGGTCAATGAGATAGACATCGACGGCCTGGAGGAGACGATCAACAACCTGGACGAGCTACCGTCCATTATGCGGAACAACCTCGTAGGTATCGCGGACAAGCTGGGGGAGCTGATGGTCACGACCGCCCAGAGGCGCGCGCCCGTGGCCTTCATAGACGGCGGCACGCTGAGGGACAGCATCAACGCCAGGAAGATATCCGACGACAGCGGTATCGAGGTCAGCGTCGGCACGGCGGTACATTACGCGCCGCACGTCGAGTTTGGTACGGGGGAGAGGGGTCAGATGACGGGCGCGGAGGAATATCCGACAGGCAACGAGGGCGGATATACCGCTGGATGGCCTGGCATGGAGGCTCAGCCTTTCCTGCGTCCGGCATTCTATGACAACCTGGATGATATGAAAAAAGCCATCGAATCGGGGATACTGGAGAATGTGTTCAAATGAAAGAGATAATCGACAATTTCACGCAGATGGTCGCTCAGGCCAAGAAGGTCAAACAGGTTAACAACCGCGTGTACTCACGCAATCCTGAACGTGACGGAAAGTCCGACACGTTGCCTTATATCGTCATCGCCCAGGTCGGCGGATCGGCCGGGACGACTGACGACACGGGGGAGATCGACAAGGTACTCGCGTACTCCGTTGACATTTACGCGGATAATGAGCGAATAGCACGCAATATAGCATCATCGTTAGCATCTTTATATATGGAGGTCGGCATATCCTTATCAAGTCAACTATCCGGCGGAGCTGTCCCGTCAGCCTTCGGCCATCGCGTCGCCCAGACGTACGCCTTCAGGCTCGACCGTAACGGCCTCGCCTCCAGGACTTGAGGTCTTAATATGACAGATGCAGTAGATTATCAGGAGACGACCTTCTGGATGAGGGAGAAGGCCGCGCCGCCCGGCGGTGCGTGGGAACAGGTCAGACAGCTTATATCCATGCCTCAGCTCGGTGTCGGTACGCCGGACACGATAGACATAACGACGCTGGAGTCCATAATGATGGAATCGATCCCGGCGTTGCCGTCGCCCGACGAGATGACGTTCGAGTTCCGCGCCATGCCTTACGACATGACCAACAGCAACACGAAGTACATCATCGATCTGGACAGGGCGAAAACGTACGAGTACCAGGTCCGCAATCCCAAGCTGGGCGTGCAGATTACCTGGGAGGGTATGTGCGTCCATAACTTCGCTGACGGCGGTGTCAACACCGCCCAGAATATCACGCTTACGACCATGATATCGGGCGCGTTCGTCGAGGAACCGCTTACACCGTGAGGGATACCATGCAGACAAGAAAATTCATAAAAGGGGATGACGAGTACGAGTTCTACTTCGACATCAAGGCCGCGCTGGACATCGAAAAAAAGGAGAATAAGAACGTCCTGAAGGACATCGAAAAACTATCCGAGGAGCCGTCGCTGACGCTGATCGACGAGGCGGCAAGGGTCTGGATGGGTTGCTCGCTGGAGGAGGCGTACGACGCTGGCCTGAACATGCAGGACGTTATAGCCATCGTGGGCGCGATGATAACAGGGGACAAGCTCGACATGCCCGGCCTTAAGTCGGTCGGTGGAAAGGGACAGGGGTTTACAACGCCTTCGGCCACTACACCGCAGACTGGCTTACAGGATGGGACATCTTCGGACGAGGACAACTATACTCCGGTGTTCCCGGACGAGTAAGGCTGGAGGATCGCATCCGTCAGCTCGGCCATGCGGTTGGTATCCACGTCCACGGGACGCTTACCGGACAGCAGGCCGAGGACATCCTGGAGTCTGTCATCATCAGGCGACAGCTGGACGTTGAAAGGGAACAGACTCGCCTTATGACCGACCTCGGCATCCACGGAGAGGGTCCATTCCTTAAACGGTTCGGACACCTATACAGTCCAATCGAGCAGGCTCTGATACGCGGAGACAATCCCTATAAGGACGACAAGACGGCGGATCGCGACAATGCGGACATGCTTAACTTCCTGGCCTTCAGCAGACAGATGGCGAAGGCCACGGGCGTGGCGTACATAGACAAGACCAAGAAGGCGGAACAATGACAGAAGTGGGCGATCTTAACATCAAGGTGCGCATCGACACGTCAGGCGTGCAGGCCGGAATCAATCAGACGAAGGCCGGACTTAAGACCCTGGGGATGTCGGCCAAGCCAGCCGCCAACGGCCTGGCAGGTGTCGGAGCTGCGGCGCAAGGGACAACGGCTCCGCTGGTCAACGCAAGGGTCAACACCGACGCGCTGGGCAGGTCATTTATAACTATGGGTGCTAAGGCCGCAGGAATGGGTAACATAGCTCGCGGACTGGGCGGAGCCTTCTCGTCCATCGGTCCTGCGTTGACGCAGATTAAAGCAGGGTTCGCCACGATGTCGGCCAGCATGACAGGCGCACGCGCCGGGATGGTTGCGACCGCGGCAACGGCTCCGACGCTGACGGCTGGCCTGGCAATGGTCGGGATGGGGTTCAAGGCGTTGGGTGTCGCCATCGCGACCGCAATGTTACCGCTGATCGCCATAATGCTCATCATCCAGGCCGCGCTCTGGATTTGGAATAAATTTAAGGAAAGACAGGAGAAGGCTCGTAAACAGATGGAGGCGACCAAGAAGGCCGCCGCCGTGCTGGGTACGACCATGAAAAACACCTCCGAGGATGTCAAGAAATACGGCAACGCCTGGGCGGATACCGTCCAGCAGATGGTCGCCTTCGGACAGAAGGCTCCGGTCGCGGCGGACATGGCGCGCAAGATACACGAACAGGTTAACAGACTGAGGGAGGTCTGGACGGGTCTGTCCGAAGAGGACGCGATAGGAATGTTCACGTCCAGCCTCGGCGAGGGTCTGGACGGCCTCCGCAAGTGGGGTATCTATATGACCGAGGCCGAGGTCAAGGCTTACGCGCTGGAGAAGGGTATCATCGCCCAGGGGGAGGCATTCAACTGGACCGCTCAGCAGGCGGCTATGTTACAGCTTATCATCGAGGGAATCAACAGCGGACCGATCCCCGGCATCAACATAACCGACGGTATGCTGGCGGCGGCGGAGGCCGCGGACAAGGCCAAGAAGTCCCTCGGCCTGATGGCATTCGACGCGCTTAACAGCGTCAAGAAGGCGGACGACGCGGCGACTAAAAACCCATTCGCCGATCTGTTCGGTCAGATAGCATATTCCGATACATGGGGTCCCATGAATGACGGAGCCGAGGAACAGCTCGGATGGTGGGGGAAGATTAAGAAGTTCGGCGAGAATGCGTGGAACACGATCAAGGGCGCAGGCGAGGCGGCCTGGGGTGCTATTCACGGGTTTGGGGAGTGGGCGTGGGGAGGAATAAAAGGAGCTGGGGAGACCGCGTGGAATTTCCTTAAGGGTGCTGGCGAGAAGATTTGGCCAGCCATCAAGGGAGCCGGGGAATGGGCGTGGAATGGCATCAAGGGCGTGGGAGAGACTGTCTGGAATGGTCTCAAGGGCGCAGGAGAGGGAATCTGGAACGGCATCACGACCGTGGCAGGCGGTGCATGGGACACTATCAAGGGAGCAGGGGAGAAGATATGGGACTCACTGTCCACGACCGCAGGCAGTCTGTGGGATGGGTTCAAGTCGAAGGCCGAGGATATCTGGAATGGTATAAAGTCATTCGGCGAGGGAATCCTCAGCGGTCTGTCGTCCTTCTTCGGAGGCATCCTGGACGGCATCAAGTCCGGCCTTAAGGGTGTCGTTGACGGTGCGAAGGACGCGCTCGGAGGCGTGGCCGATAAGGTCGGCGGTCTCTGGTCAGGGTTCAAGCAGACAATCGGCCTCGAAAAGAGACCGGAACAACAGAAGGCCGCGGAGATCGACAGCACGGGCGGAACGGGCGGAGGTCTCATCGGATCGGCGGTCAAGAACATAACGTTACAGCTGGACGGCAAGACGCTGGCGCAGGTGCTGGCCGATGATATTGTCGCCGAGGCGCAGAGAAGGGGTGCAACATGACGGCATTAATAAGCGTTGAGAGTAGCGGTACATACATCCCGTTGCCGCCTCCGTCGGTGTACGAGGCGACACCTAACGAGGTTGTGGAGGCCGAGCGTACGGTCGAGGGCGATATGGTCAAGGAGCGCATCACGATAAAGCGATCCATCGTATTGGAGTGGCCTAATCTGTTATCCGCGCAGTCCACGCAGGTGGCGGCACTGACAAGCCCTAACACATTCCGCGTCCGGTACTTCGATCCGGAGACTAAGACCTTCCAGTACGGGATGTTCTATCGGGGTAACGATTACGAGCATAAACCTCTCCAGTCGGCTGACAGTCGCTGGGACGGATCGGGGTTCAAGCGTTGGGTCATGAGCATGTCGCTGGTAGAGGTGTGAATGTACGCCGTACCGCTGGCCTATGAGGAGGCGATAACCGCTGGGACACGCGACATAGAGCTGTTCATATCAATAGGCCACGGCATCGACACGACCGCCAGGGATGACCTATCTGTCGAGGGGACGTTCCTCCCGATGTCCAATCCCGACCAGCTTACCAACGCCGTGTATTCGATGACTCCAGGCCTCGCGACGTTCGAGTATCGCGGTATCCCGACAGCCAACAGCGCAGGCATGATCGCGCCTCCGATACAGCCGACGGCATACCCTCCGGAGGTCGGAGTATGGTCGGATGTCATCAGTGACGGCCAGGGTAACATTGTGTACAGCATGGCGTTGGCATTCGCCGCCGAGCATACATCCGCGCTGTCCTTTTACTTCGACGAGGTGTATCCGGTGGACTTCAATGTCAAGTACAAGCTGGGAGGTCTCCAGGTCGCTGTCGTCAACGTATCCAGCAATAAGAAGAAGGTCTGGATGACGGAGCAGATAGTGACGTACGACCGCATCGAGCTGGACATTATGAAGATGTCGCGCGGATTTAGTCATTTTCGTATGCCAGAGGTCGAGTTCGGCGCGTCCGTATCCTTCAGCCGCGACAAGCTGTCCGGCACGATAAGATACATAGAGGAGTACGATCCGCTGGGGATGTCGTCGCCGATATCACAGCTGACCTTCAGTCTTATAAACGTCGGCGGTCGGTTCGATGATGACAATCCCGATCTGGCCGTCGAGCTGTCCAGGTCGATACCGATAACGGCATCCGTGACGGTGTACTATGACGACGGCGAACAGCTGACCGTCCCCGTCGGACTGTTCTATATCCGTGAACAGCTCGGTCCGGGGACCAAGATAAATATCACGGCGCAGGACACGCGCGCACTACTCCAGGACAAAAGGCCGAATCTAACGATACTTACCAACAAGAGTCTGGGCGCGTACATCGACGACATGCTCAACGCTTACGCCATCCGTCATATCGTCGATCCGATGATGTTCACGGTGTACGCTGACCAGGCCGTCACGCTCGACCCTGACATGGACGCGCTGTCCATGTTGATACATATGAAACAGTACGCCGATGTAAAGATGTGGGTTGACCGTGAGGGAACGTTGCGTATCGGTCCCAAGCCGACGGACGATTATGGGGTCATCCCTGCAAACATGGAGCTGTCATGGCCTGCGCCGGACACGCGCGCGACCGTGTACAACATGATCGAGGTACTGTACGCCGCCAACAGCGTTTACACGCTGGACTTAAGGGAATCTGACAGCGAGGTCAGGCTGGTGCTGAACGTGGACAATCCCATGATAATAACCTCCGCGAAAGCCCAGCTCGTCGCCGCACGCATCGCCCAGAACATCCTCAAGACCAACCGCAAGCGCACGGAGTGGCGCGGCGATCCCGTGGTCAATGCCGGGGATACCTTCCAGGCCGTAACGCGGTTCAACGACAGCGACGAGGTACTTCCGCAGATGATATGCACTCGCATAGAGAATGAATACACGAAAGGATTAAGATCGATCATCCAAGGGGTGCATCAGTGAGCCTCCAGGATATGGTAATAAAGCAATGGTTCGGGCGCGGATATGAAAGGTTCACGCATCACGACATGAACCGCGTCAACAGCAACGCGAAGGAGCTGTTCGCCTTCTTCGCGCCGTCCGGCGTACCCAACCTGCGGACGAATTACACGCGCGCCGATCAGTTCGATTATCAGGACTTCCAGGCTCTGGAGCTGGCGATCAAGGCGATGGGTGGTTACATCGGCCAGATATTCGCGGTCGAGGAGGCGTGGGGATATAACAGGACGGTCAGCTGGGTGGACTTCGAGCGCGTGGAGGCTTACCTCTATATGATATACGTTAACCGCGGCGGAACCAATCCGCGCCAGACCGTACCGGACTGGATGTTTTTCACGCTTTACGCCAAGAAGTGGGAGGGTACCGGTCCGTATCATCAGATACTGGACGCGGAGACGGCGGAGGAATATACCGCCGTGGCCTTCTGCGATCCGCTGGCGACGGTGCAGGCATTCGCCGACCATATCAACGCGGTACTGAAGGTTGTTAATCCGCCGGACGAGCGTATCAGCATCGTGGCGTACGGTATAAAACCGACCGAAGACATACCGATAATCATTAAAAAAGGGGTGTTCAAAATGCAAGCCAGAGTAAACCTCCCAGCCTCGGCATGGGTGGGATCGGGTCCGTGGACGCAATCCGTAAGCGTGGCCGGACTGTCAGTCAACAGTATAGGGATAGTGGGCGCAGGACAACAGCAGACCGTCGATCAGTTCCTGGCCTTCCGCGACGCATCCATGCGCCTATCGGCGGTCGGAACGAACACGGCAACGGTGCAGGTCGTCGGAGATAAGCCGACGATAGACATATCTATCGTCGTGGCGTGGGAGGGATAATATGCCTGAAGACATAATCAACGCATTCTATGGGACTAAAACAGTGGTCCCGGCAGGGAGAGGAAGGATTAACTTTATAATCCAATCGTACAACGGACTCGGCCTTAATGGTAATGTCATCCGCGTACAGAATCGAGCGACAGGAGCCACGGAGACGGTCATGTCGGGACCCGACGGGCGCGCGACCATGAATGTGGATGTCGGCACTATGCTGATCGATCTGTCCAACGACGTAACGCCTGCATTCGTCCAGCCAGCCGTCCAGCCTCTCAACGTGACCAACGCAGGCGAGTACACGGTCATCATCAATCTGTTAAACAACGTGTCCAACGTGACCGTCCAGGTCACGGCCGGGAACAATCAAGGCATCGGCGGACGCACAGTCACGGCAGTGTCCGGCGTGTTTGTCGTGACAGGCACGACCAACGGCTCCGGGATCGCGACACTCGGCCTTATGAACGGCATCCAGTGGACTGTCAGCATCGACGCTTACAGTCAGTACGGCGCGCCTGACGCACAGTCCGTTACCGTTACCGGTCCGATGACCTTAACCTTCGTCATTCCGCTGGTATATCTCGTCGTCAACGTGACGCAGGCAGGCAATCCCATGAACACGGGTACGGTCGTCGTAACGGGTAACGGCGTGACGACCAGTCAGAATGTCAGCGGAGGCATCGCGTCGTTTATCCTGCCTGCCCAGGATGGCAAGCAGTACAGCATCAGATACACCGAGCCGACGGGACTGTACAACGTCGAGGATATTGTCCAGACGTTCTATCCGCAGGCGGCTCCCGTGTCGGTCTCTATGGCTGTTGTCGCGTCCGGTGTCCTTAATGTGCAGGTCAACAGCTCGTACCCATTCCTCAAGCGCAACAGAGCCGTGACGGTGGTGTCATTCGTTGGCCAGTCGGTCACGAGGTACACAGACAGCACGGGTCTGGCGAGGTTTGTCATCCCGGCCGCTGGCAACGCGACCATATCAGTGGCGGAGGTTGCCACAGGGTACACGTCCACGCCGGGGACGACCGCCAACATCGTGCTGGGGTTGACCACGCAGGCGAACATCAACTCGTCGTACATCGCCGCGGTAATACCAATCACGGCTAACCAGAGCTGGACGTGTCCATTCTCAGGACTGTACGGTATCCGCGTTTTCGGCGGCGGAGGCGGAGGTGCTAACTATGCAAGTTCGACGTATCCCGGCGGATCGGCAGGCGGAGGAGGTCACATGGACTATATCGAGCTGATGCTGACCGTGGGGGAGGTCGTACCGATAACGATAGGTGCAGGCGGAGCCGCATACAACGCAACAGGCTCAGGACTCCAGACAGGCGGAACGGGCGGTATAACTTCATTCGGGACGCACGTATCCGCGTCCGGTGGGGAAGGCGGACGTGTCAATTACGGAACCAACCTGCTGGCGGACAATCACAGAGGAGGCCACGGTGGGACCGGTGGTGGCGGTGGGTTCACGAACAGAGCAACGCTCAGGAGCCTTAAGCTCGGCGGTAACGGATCGTACGGTGGAGGTGGCGGTGCGCCATTCTTCGCCAGCGGTTCAGCCGCGCAGTACGGCAACATGGGCGGTAACGGCGGAACATACGGAGGCGGTGGCGGTGGCAGTGTGTCCGCTTACACAAACTCCAGAGCCGCAGGCGGTACTGGTGGCCAATACGGTGGCGCAGGTGGTTCAGGTGGATATCTGGACACGGCAGGAACGACAGGATACCCTCCGCTGGCAGGCGTTGCCGGAGTTAACACAGTCGGCATGGGTCTGGAGTTTGAGGGGACAGGCGCAAGCGGTACGATAGTCGTATCAACAGGCCAGAGGTCGGGTGGTCCCGGAGGTGGCGGATACGGTGGAGAAGGCGGCAACACAGGCGGCAACGGTTCGGGCGGTGGCGCAGGCGGTGGTGGATACGGCGCGAAGGGTGGCGTTGGCGGAAACTACTGTGGCGGTGGCGGTGGCGGCTGGGGTGGACAAGGCGGAGACGGTGGCGGATCGAGCAACGGTTACGCCGCAGGCGGTGGCGGTGGCTATGGCAAGACATGGGTGGTCACTGGCGCACAGGCTGGGGGATGTGGTCAGGGTTACGGTGCAGGCGGCAACTCCATAACATTCAGCACGGGATACTCCGCGCGTGCAGGCGCGCAGGGCGTATGCGTGATATACTTACCAGTAGCGTGATAACAATGGCAGACAAGAACGATCAAGGACAGGACCAGGGCGACAAGCGCATCAGGGTGGTGCAGATACTGAACAGCAGGATACACCTAATCTTCCCCGACGGCCAGTATAAGAATGCGGCGCAGGCGCGGAAGTTCTATCATAAGAGCATCCAGCTGGAGGATGCGCCTCTGTGGGTACAAATAGATTATCCGTACGACGGCTCCAAGTCCGGGGATGATCGGTACACGCGCCCGACCGTCCCCGAAGGCTGGAGGCTGGATGAGGAAAGCGGTACACTGTACAATCCAAGCGTCACGCGCGAGAGCGAGCGCACGGCCATATACGCCGAGCTGGACGGCGAGTCCATAAATCTCATACGCAAGATAACGCTGGGAATCGACACGGCCGCGTCCAAGAAAAGGCTCCAGGAGATACATGACTATCACGAGGCCGTCCGCAAGACGCAGGACGCGAAAGGATATCCCGACTATGTGGAGTATCCTGCCAAGATTGGCGACAGTCAGGGCGGTAACAGTAACAAACAATAAACCATTTTCATAAACTATTTCATTTACCTTTTAGCAACAGTATTAAATATATGTAATGCAATGTCATACATAGAGAGGTTGATAAGACCTCTGGGAAGTGAGGAAAAATGAACAAGATGGAAAGACTGATAAGAGACACGGGGATAAGCGCGCTCGGTGCGAGATACGGGTTCAAGCCCACGGACATGGGTAACATCGAGATATACGATGTCAAGGACAGGACAGAGTTCAAGATAAGGTTCCCATATTCTGGCAACCAGAGCTACCAGTTCAAGAGCTACGGGATACCGAGCGAGACCGCGCTGGATGGCCTGAATGTTTGGGTCGGAAAGGATACGATAACGGAGCTGACATAAACAGGGTCTTCGGACCCAACCTTAAGAGGTGTGAAAGATGGCGACGATAAAAAAGACATTCGAGACCTTCTACGGAGGGCGCGCGACGATAACGGAGACCAGAGAGGGGACGTTCAGGCTCAAGCTGTGGACGAGCCACGGATCGCTTACGACCAACAAGATATACAGCACATACAAGGGCGCGCGTGGTGCGCTCGGCAAGCTTACAGACAGCGTTAAGGAGGTGGCGTAAATGCCAATAGTGTACGAAGTCCAGCGGACGGCCAGCCAGGACAATGGCGACCGATCCAGATACGACACGTACGAGGCCGCCTGCGAGTCAGCGGCGGAGTTCAGCCAGTATTACGGACCAGGTATAACATTCCAAGTCTGGAGTACCGACGGAGACCCTAACAATGACGCATACGCCAACTGGAATCTGGAGACAGAGTTCCTCGATGGCGAGGAGGTGGTCGATTGATCGATCTGTTCTGGCTGGAGGTGTTTGTCATCCTGGCGATCCTGACGCTGGCCGTGGCGTACCTCGTCAAGGTCTTTATCCATATCGTCATCGAGCTGGTCAAGGCCGTGGTGTGCCTCGTGGTCATCATGGTGGGGTTGTACTGCCTCCTGATGATGTTCGGGATAGTCTAAACTTTTAAATACGGCACAGAGCGTTTATTCCTCCGCGCCTCTGTGCCGAGATATCCCATCAAGATTTTTCGTGCATCCCATAGGTCTGGAGGCGACACGTCCATTTTAGGCAACTGTTAAATATGCGTATTCGCATCGTATTCACATGCGAGACCGACAGCTTAAACAGCCAAGAGTAACAGTGAATTTATCGGAGATAGAAAAGAACAAGCTTAACGCCATGATCGCGGACGGCCATAAATCCGCCGCCGACATCGTGCGTCAGGCTCTGCACGACTTCTTCAATAAAAACGGTTACTGAGGCTGGCGCGATGTCCAGCTGGGATTATTGGGAAGACGAGGAAAGGCTCCAACAGGACTATGCCAAGCAGGAGGCCAACCGAGCCGTGGCGATCCTGACGGAGGAGCCTACGGACAACGTAAGCGACGGTGCGTATAAGATCGTGGACGAGATGGACATCGCCGAGCTGGGCGAGGTCAGACATTACTATCCGTACACGGGACAGCCAGAGAATGGCTTTTTTATGAATGGCGACGGTAAGATCGACCGTACGCGCGTGCGGCGTTTTTGTATGGATCGCCTGCACATATACGCCTTCCCGACATTCGGCGGCGTACACGTGTACGACAGCAACACGGGGATATACTATCCGATGGACCAGATAGACCTCGACCGCGTGCTGTACGGACTCCTGGGCGACGGCATCACGCAGACAGTCCTTAACGACATAACGCGCAACATCAGGGCGATGGCGCAGTTCGACGTTCCCGACAGGTCGATGCTCGACAAGGAACAAAAGCCCAAGACGTGGATAGACATCTTCCCGGACGGGTGGGACCAGGACGGTAACAATGTTTGGTTCCGCAACGGCATATATAACATAGACGCTGACTCCTTCTTCGGCCATGACCCTTATCTCGTGTCCACTATCGCGCTGGAATGCGAGTACGATCCATCCATCAGGGAGCATCAGGTCGAGGACATCTATAAGGGAATCATTCCCGACGCTGACACGCGCGCCCTCTTCTTCGAGGCCGTGGGATACACGATGTTCAGCCAGCGTTTAAGTCCGCCGTCGATCTTTTATCTGTACGGTCCGGGCGGAACGGGTAAGTCCGCCCTCCTTAACGCGCTCAACACCGCCCTGGGGGATCGGAATGTCGCGCACATGCAGATAAACTCGCTGACAGGCAACTTCGCATTACACAACCTGCGCAACAAGCTGGCCAACATCATCAGCGAGACACCGACGGCGACCAAGCCGGAGACCGCCGAGGTGCTGAGGCTCCTATCGGACGGTACTCCGCTGACCGTGGATGTCAAGAATAAAGAACACATAACCTTCCCGAATACCGCCAAGATGTGGTACGCTGGCAACGGCATGGCAAACTTCGGGGAAGGCAACAGCGCGCTGGAGCGTCGGCTTAAAATCATACCGTGCCGTGTCGTCCAGGACTGGGGTAAGCAGATATACTCCGACATGGTGGAGCCTGACGCGATCAGCTGGCTGGTTAACCGTGCGTTGCGCGGATACCGTGCCTTCCTTCAGCGCGGACGTAAATTTATTGATAGCGAGGTCATCCGTCAGGAGCTGAAGGCTTACAAGGCCGTGTACGATCCGCTGTCCGCCTTCCTGGTAAGCGAGTACAACACAACCGGATACAAGGAGCTGAGGGAGTGTCTGGACGGCGTATTTCTTAAAGATATAATGTCGTCGTACCTGGTCTATTGCAAGGAGTCCGGGATCGGCAAGCCGATGGACGGGCGGCAGTTCGCGGAGCGCATCCGCAACGAGTTCTCAATGAAAACAATTACGACGCGCTATTACGGCGACGACGGCAAGCGCAACGGTAACGCTGTGGCGCAGTTCACGAAGGAGGATAACTATGTGTGACGAACCAATGGGACGGATCGCGAGGCTGTGGTACGGCCTGGCGGAAAGGATAAGGGAGTGGTGGCATGGCTGAGAAGGGTTGGCAGTGCCATAAGTGCAAGGCGATCTATCGCAAGCGCGACCGCGCGGAGCTATGCCTCCGTTACCACTTGAATGAATTACCAGGTAAGTACATCCCGGTGTACATCCGCGAGTTTAGGGTGTTCGCCGAGTCCATCGGCATGGACGCGGACTCCTGCGATCAGTACATCGCGACCTTCGGCGGTACGGAGGTCGATATGGTCTGTGGCATCAAGTACGCCGCCGTTGGCGCGACCGCCCAGCAAGCGTTAGACGCGCTGGAGGATGGCATCGATCCCGACAGCTGGGAGGCTGTCTGATGGCGAAAGCCAAGACGCGCAGGATGTGCGCGGAGGTGTTGTACGCGACGAAGGCCGGGGAGACCCTGACCGCCGCGGACATCGCCGACCGCGTACCTTACACGTCACGGGAGATAGGTTACGCCATGAACAGGCTACATAACCTCGGTCATTTTCAGAAGGTCGGACGGCGCGATACATCGGGTTGCGCCGGGGTCTGGCGAAGGTTATAAGGATAGAAGGACAGGCAAGCGCAGAGGCCGACCTGCGAGACCTAACCGCCTGCGCTATGTATATAGTCATTCTTTAGGGAATATTTAAACGGTCGTTTTGTTGTGGTACAATTCATATACTATTTCATATATACATTAACATGGACATGATGGAGTTTGACCAGAAGATAACCAAGCGGATACACGGCTATGGCCTGACGATCCCTAAAAAGATGTTCGAGGCTTACAACTTCGCCGCAGGGGAGCGCGTGACCGTCACGGTCGCGAAGGACGGCAAGGAACAGGTGTACTCGTGCAAGATACTCCTGGCCAAGTCACAAAAGCCTAACAAGAGGCTGTACGTCGGCTATTACATCCATCTGCCCAAGCATTGCGTGAACACGGGGATACTCCAGCATGAGGACCTGGTCCACGTAACGATAGAGAAGTCAAGGAGAGGTGTTAGAAATGGAAATACTGATTAAAAGGGCGACGCTGGTATCATTCACGGCGGACTTCGCGGTGGATACGACCATCGTACTGCCGTGGCTGAAAAGGGTCGGGTGCGACAGCATCCGTATGTTGATCGACAAGGGTACGGTTCGGATGGAGACAATCTTCCCGACCGCCCACGACAGGACACTGGACCCGATATCCGTAAGCCGTACGTTCAAGGCCGTGGAAGGATCGAGCATCATGTGGCCGAAAGTCCCCATGCTAACGCTGGCATCGGAGATATACGTGCCGTGCGGTAAGCTCCAGGATGTCGTCAGCATGATGGCGAAGTCAGAGGTCAGCGACCATATCGACCTCGGCATAAAGTCGGGCGAAGACGCGACGTATCTGTCCGTCGGAATGCTGGACACGCGCAAGGAGAAGGATACCGTCAAGGAGGCGGTGTCCGCGAAGATATGGGTCAACAAGATCGATCAGAAGGATGTTGAGTCGCTGTATCCGTTCGACTATTTCTCGGAGACTTTTAAGGTCGTATCGCGCAAGACTTTAATAAACATCAAGATGGATATAGATTATCCGTTCGAGGCATCATACACAGAGAACGGCGTACAGGTCCGTAAGTTCCTCGCGCCCAGGATCGAGAACGATTAAGGAGATTGAAAACATGAAGTTCGACGACGCAGTAAAGCTTATGAAAGACGGTAAAGAGGTCACGAGGGTATCGTGGAATGCTCCGCTGACCGTGGCATTCACACCTTCCAAGACCGAGTACGGTATGGTCTATCCTGCCCATTTTGTCTTCAGGGACGGCGGTACGATCCGCCAGGGTTACACGCTGTCCGCAACCGACATAATGGAGGCTGACGACTGGGAAGAGGCCAGTAAGGTGGTACGCAAGCCAGCAGGCGGAGGGTTCACGAATCCGACCGCGAAGGCCGCGCCTACCGAGGAACCGCCCAAGACCGAGACGGAGGAGACTCCCAAGCCTGACGACACGGCCACGGCAAGGCCGATAAGAGCGACAAGAAAAAACGCGGAGTCGGTCTCTGACCAGGCGACGGATGACGAGACCGACAGCACGGAACAGGCGGAAGAGTCCACGGACGACTCCGCCGATCAATCTTAATTTTATTAAAAAAAGAGGGCATTGCGCCCTCTGAATATGTTTATGACTTTTTGGCCAGCTTTCCCTTCAGAAGGTCAGCCAGCTTTTCGAGTTCGGGTGCTTTCAGTTTTGCATTCTCCCAGCCAACAGTGAATATCAGCGCGAGGTAGCCGCACGCGACCGTCACGAGCAACGATACGAGCATGGATATGATTATCCATCCGCCCAGTACCGCGTCGTACATGCCGACGTATCCGACGACCGAAGGGACAAGCCAGAAGGCCGAGAGGATCGTCGCGATGGCGACAGTCCCGACCATCATTATCTTGTACCTGAGAGCGAAGGATGTATCGATCAGGTTCACGTCCGTGGCTCCGGTCGCGACCGCTTTCTCCAGTGTTGCGATGTTCGCCCTTTCCTTATCCTTCTTCCATTCCGTGTATCTCCCTGAATAGAACCAGAGGTATGTCACGAGCAACGACACGAACAGGACCGCCGCGACCACGTACGGGATGTACGCGCCGGGGGTGTCAAACTGCATAAATGCCATGTAATCAACCATTTTTACTCAACTCCTTATGTCTTGTTTTTCTTTTTGTCCATCTCGGTCTTGATGATGATAACCGCCATTACTCCGGCAAGTATCAAGAACACGACCATCAGCGTCCAGGCCAGCTCCATGCCTCCGCCGTCGCGGTAAGGCGGAGCCTCGGTCAGCGCGTTTATCACGAGGTCATCCAGCACGGGATCGTTGAAGTTCCAATCCCAAGCGACATAACCGTCCGGCATGAATGACGGCTCGTTAATCTTCTCGCCGTACAGCACGGTATCGGTCATTACGACCTCATCGCCTGCCATGTATGTCACGGTCAGGGTGTCCGGAATAAACACAGCCGAGAAGATCGTGTCCTGCGTGAATTTGTACGTCGCGCTGTACTTGACGTTCTTCTCGTCGAACCATCCGCTGAAGGTGTGTCTATCCATCGTCGGATCGACAGGCTTATTCAGCGTCAGGATGTCCCCGGTCTCCACGACCGCGCCGCCTACCTTCCAGGACACAGTATATATCTGGTTCCATACGGCCTGATAGACTGCATCGCCCTTTATCGTTGCCGAGGGGGTCGGTTCCCAGCCTCCGAAGAGGTGGGTCGCGGTATCGGGCAATGTGGGAATCGTTACAGCGTCTCCGTACTTCCCGGATATGTCGCTGATGACATCGGACCCATCCTTAAACGTGACCGTATAGATGATGTCCGAGAATATCGCCGTTACCGTGGTCGTCCCTGACGCTGACAGTGCTATTGTCGATCCCGGAGCGACTATTACGCCGCCCAGGTCCCAACCGTCGAATTTCTGCCCAGTCGGTACGGATGCTCCCAGTGCGCCCAGGGATTTAAGCTCCGTCGAATTGACGAAGAAGGTCTCCTGGTATGTAGAGCCTCCGACCTTATAGGCAAGTTCGTAAGTCGTTGCCGCCTCCGAATCCTCCGATGTCGCCACGACGACACCTGCGAGGGCGATGGCGAGCATCACGACCGCAAAAGTTCCTATTGTCTTTTTGTGAGGTGTGATATCGATCACCGCGACTAACATGTCCTTTTAAATATATATGGCTTATTTGTTAAAACGGAGGTACGGAGGCAAGGAGTGGACGTTTTCACGCTACTCAATATGTCAGTGTTGTTGTGTGGTGTGTGTCCTGAAAGGAGGAAAGCATCTCTCCGTACCATGCAATTAATATACGTCGGAGTATATGAATGTTATCGGATGTCGGTTACGTTATTCGAGCATCAGAGGGTTGCCTGCGAGACCCTGAAGTATTACGATCAGTACGCTTTATTCTGCGATGGAGGGGTCGGCAAGACCCTTATTATTTTAACGCATATCCTCCACTTGATACGCAACGAAGGCGTGGAGAACGTCTTGGTCATCGCGCCACGGACCGGTCTCGCGCCGTACGAGAGGGACATTGAGAAGATGGATCGGGCGGACGCTGACCTCCTGCGGTGGCATGTCCACTTCGTCAGTATTGACTCGACGTGGACCAACAAGGCCGGGGACAGCAACGGCCATAAGAAGATACGGCCTCGCGACGGCCTGGCCAACGACTGGGATGTCGTTATCGTTGACGAATCACATAAGATTAAGAATTGGTCGAATCGCACGAAGGCGGTCATCAGCATAGGCGACCGCGCCAAATACCGTTACATTATGACGGGGACCCCGTACTCCGGCGGTCACTATATCAACATATATTATCAGTTCCGTTTTCTGAATGACCGCCTCTTCGAGACTAAAAAGAAGTTCGTTAAGCGGTTCGTCAGGGAGGCGGACTACTTCGGCAATCCGATCCGTTACGACGTGGACGGCATCATGTCGGTGGTCAAGGACAACGCCATCGTCCTGCGTAAGGAGGACTGTCTCGACCTCCCGGCCGTACTGCCCAACGTGATTAACCGCGTCGATCTGGCGGATAAGGCTATATTCAAGAAGGTGGTGGCCGGGGACACGGACGACCTGAACATTGACATCACGTCATCGGGGACGAAATGGAATAAGCTCTGCCAGATTTGTAGCGGATCGCTGAAGGATGACCTCGGCCAGACCACGACGTTAAAGTGCAACAAGGACGAATACCTCGCAGACCAGCTGGAGGGGATGGACGGCAAGATGGTGGTGTTCTGTCACTACAAGGCCAGCATCCAGCGCGTGGCGGATATCTGCAAGCGCGGAGGCCACTCGTACATGATATACGACATGGGCGCGCCTGACGACCTCTGGCGTACATATCAGAAGGACGACACGAAGGTGTTTATCGCGCAATACCAGCGCGGAGCCTCTATCGACCTATTCGCCGCGTCGGTCATGGTGTTTTTCGAGCCGACGACCTCGGCCGATCTGTACGAGCAGGCGCGCTGGCGCATCGACCGGACCGGTCAGACGGAACCGTGCGAGTTTATCCATTATGTGACGCGCGGAACCGTGGAGGAGAAGATACTGGAGTCCGTGCTGGACGGTAAGTCCGTCAGCGATAAACAGGCCGAGCAGTGGGCGGCGGAGCTGGGGTATCGGTTCAAGTAATCCACTTTAGGGTACTTTCGGATACCTCTCCCCGAATACTATAAGTATATGAAATAGTATATGAATTATGACAGGGAGCGAGGTGCAAGCGCGCCCTGCCGCGATTGAGTAACGGAGTGTGAAAAATGGATAAAATGAACAAAATGCAAGAAGTGATAAAAACGGTGCATGGGATGGACTGGGAGCCGGACGGTTCTTATGAAGGTGGGCGCAAGCCCAACGGCCAGAAGGCAGTGATCGAGTACATCTCCATCAAGAAGGTTCAGAACAACATGCGCCAGGTTATGGACACCTGCAACGTCCGTATCGTGCCGTCGGTTATCAATTACCAGACGTACGACATGGAGGAGCTGAGGTCTGCGACAGGAACAAAACAGGTACACCGCGCCAGCGTGTTCATGTCCTTTAGGATCGTGGACAACGCGACCAACCAACAGCTGGAGGAGTTCTGCGGATGCGGTCAGGGGACGCATGACATGGGTAAAGAGCTGGAGATGGCCAAGTCGTACGCTTATAAGGGCGCAATCCTGGACTTCTTCGGGGTAAAGTACGCGCTGGAGGAGGACGAGGAGGATGTCGTGAAAGGCAAGGCTCCCATGTCCGTGGATGCACGCGACGAGATAAAGGCAAGCCCTGCGATGCAAGAGAAGGCCGTCAGGACGCGCAAGAAGGCGGAGCCGAAAGCGGAGACCGCGCCCGTGGCTGAACAGCCAGCGCAGGCCGTCGCTGAGGCCGTGCAGACCAACGCGCCGACACAGCCGACGACTGAACCGCCCAAGACCAATAACACGCCAGCACAGCCTGCGACAACGCCTGCGGCGCAAGCGCAGACCAACGTGGGAATCAATGCCAAGTTCATAGCTCTCCAGCGCGAGGCCATCGGTCTGGGCGTTGAATTGCCAAAGGAGGCGATAGCTGACTGGAAAGCCATCAAGCTGTCGTACGACGACAAGAGACGCGAGGATTGGATTAAGAAGTGGGAGCCAGTCATCGCCGCCAAGAGGGTGGGATGATGGAGTACATGATCGACGAGGAGCGTCAGGTCGTGGATGTAATTGTCCAGGCCGACAAGATGGGGAAGATATCGGGGACGACACTCCCTGCGCTTATGGGGATATCGCCCTGGAAGTCTCCCTTCCAGGCAAGTCTTGAGGTCATGGGTGTATATCGCGAAGATGTGAAAAACGACGCGGTACACGCCGGACACGTGATCGAGGGTAAGATATTCGACTGGCTGATGTCGCAGGACTATCTCGTGAGACCAGCGAAGGATATATGGCCTGACATCAACATGGACGGACCTTATGAGTCCTGGGGTCAGCACGTGGACGATCCGATCTTCGGCGCGCACGTGGACGGCCTGGAGTTCAACGAGGTGCAGATCGACGTGGACAAGTTCAGGATGTCGGAGTCGCCGTGTGGTGTCGTCGAGATAAAGACGACGCGCCGTATCGAGGATTACGCGCAAGGCGCGCCCGATCATGTCAAGATGCAAGCCTTCCATTACGCCTATATGCTCGGCCTCCGCGAGGTCGTCATCATCCTGGGCGTGGTCACTGAGGAACAGCAGAAGGACCCGTCCACGTGGTCGCCTGAAGGTAATGTGTTCGAGTATCGTTACGACGTTCCCGACGACTTCCAAGATGTCCACGACCAGGCGGTCAGGATGTACTATACGATGCAGAAGGGGATAAGCCTGCCGTGGGACGCGAACAACAAGCGCGACATGGCGATCCTGGACAAGCTCCGCGTCAAGTGGATAAGTCCGGCCGATGGGGTCAGCTCCAACATCGACATCGCCGAGGCGATGGAGAAGTACGCCGCTGAGAAGGTCAGGGAACAGGCGATCATCAAACAGGCGGAACCGCATAAGAAGGCCGCCGAGGGATACGCTAAGGCCATCAAAGAGTACAGCGATCAGTTCGTCAGGCGTAACGGCCAGTTCAATAAGGTGGCGATGGAGACACCGTACGGCATCGTGACCGTACTCCAGAAGACAACCTCGGAATGGGACGAGGAGGCCATGCGTGCCGATGGGATCGATCCGTCGAAGTATAAGCGTCAGAAGGTCAGCTGGTCAATGGACCAGGTAAGGGAGTTGAAATAATGGCATTGGACGAGTTTACGTCGATGACCGAGGCCGAGCTGGAGGAGGTCGAAAAGAAAAGAGCCTTCGCGCCCAAGTTCACGGCCGGGGAGAACGTCATCATGCTGGTGTCCGAGGTGTCGTACGACAACGAGAAGGACACGTACGTCATCAGCCTGGAGGAGCTGTCGGTGGACGACAACGACGGCGAAAAAAGGCTACATGCCGACTGGGTGTATCTTAAGCAGAAGGATGGCTCCAAGAATGGTATCAGCGTCGCGCACATGCGCGGTCTGCACATGGCCATCTATGGGTTTAAGGCATTCCCGACTCCCGATAAGCTGGAGGGTGCGGTCGTGGGCGTTGAGTTCAAGCACGACATCGACAAGAAGGATAAGGAGAAGATATGGTGCAAGGTCAAGGAATACTTCGCCGTTGACAGCTCCTGGAAGGACATCTCCAGTCAGTCCAAGCAGGTCTATACAGACAGCGAGGATGGGTGGTAATGCTACCTGCCGAGTCCATGCCGATCTTCGTGTACACGTGCCTGGAATGCGGCAAGGTGTGGACGGACAGCAGGAGGACGGCATCATGTCCGGCCTGCGGATCGTGCATGTTCTCGAAGGAACAGCCTAAAAGGTTGTGACTGCATGGGCGAGGCTACCTATAAAACCGCTTTAAGAAAATGGGCGAAAGCCCAGGATATTTTTTATGTCAATGTGTCCGGTGGCATTTACTCCAAGCTCGGCGATCCTGATATCGTGTTCTGCTGTAACAGTCGGTTCGTCGCCATCGAATGCAAGGCGAAGGGTGGCGAATGGACCACGGAACAGCGTAAGCGTAAGGCTCAATGCGAAAGATCGGGCGGAGTGTATCATGTCGTGTACTCGCTGGCGGAAGGTCAGCAGGTCATACTGTCATATATAAAGTCATAAACTAATTCATATCTATTTTATGGATAGTTATTTATATTTGTAGTACATTGTCTTATTAGTGCGATGGCACAGGAAAGTAAGACAATGGACAAGACGGAGATAATCGCAAGGATGAGGAAGGCAGGATACACGACCGAGGAGGCCGTGTCTATGATTGACGTATATGTGTGCGCTGACGGGTACACGCTCGACGAGTTCGCCGATCTGATGGTCAGCGTGATTGACGAGATAGACAACAGCTCGGTGTCTGATGACGAATGGGCGGCGCGCGTCAATGCGCTGGTAAAGGCCGGGCATACATTCGACTCGGCCTGCCAGATAGCGGAGGGTTACTGATGACCGACTGGGAGGCGCACGCACAGGACGCGCACAGGGAAGACATGGAGGCCAGACATCCCACGCCAATGTATGATTGGGAGGTTCAGGTCATCGCCAGGACCGTGGTAAGGGTCGAGGCCAACAACGAGGACGATGCGGCGGTCGCCGCATACAATCAGATACGTAAGGAACATCCGACGCTGGACTGGGAGGTCAGCGAGGACGAGGGCGCGGTGGAGCTGGTCTGAATGATATGGGGAGAGATAAAGAACACATTTATGATTGAGTCTGAAGGGTCTAAAACGTACGAGGTGTACGCCCAGATAGACGGCGAAATCCGTTTTAGAATCAAGGCCGACGACATGACCGAAAAACAGGCTGAAGACCTACTCGCTGGTATGGTGGACGAGTACGGATGGTCAAGGGTGTGGGAATTGAAGGAGGTTAAGACTGATGGCTACATACAGGACATACACGTCCAATTACAACATGATAAGGGACGCGACCAGCACGAATAAAGGCCGTACGCACGGCCATCTTCCCGATGTCATCGCCAAGATAGAGAGCCTATCGGCGTACATCGTTGATAAGTTCGTGGCGGTCACGGATGATAGCCAATTTAACCACGGTGTCTTTATCCTTCGCGATAAGGACAACATCCTGCGCAACGTTGACATATATACACCATCCACGCCAGTGGTGGGAGGTATCTATATGATTGACGGATGGGAGAGGCCATTCGTTATAAAGGAGTTTAACAACACGGCGGCGGATCGGGCGTACTTCCGCGCGCTGACGGTCAAGTGTATAGAGGTGGACTGATGGCCAGGAGCATACACAACAGCATCGATCTGTCGATAAACGGTATGCCGCGCCAGCGCGTTTATCTGGTCGTCGTGGCGAAAGTTAACGGCTGGATGACCGCGCGCCTGATGTCTCAGGCCGACACGTACGACGAGATAGAGGCCATGACGAAAGCGTATAAGTCAATGTGGGACAACAACGAACCAGAGGCCGAGTGGTTCCGCGACGGTTCGCGGATCGTCAGGCGCAAGGACCTGGTTCAGATGTACACAATGAAGGTAACGATAGAAGACATAAGGAGGTTGGAATGATGGGACGAGGAAAGTACGAACAGCAATTATCATACGACTGGGGAGCCGTGGACGTGGACATAACAATCCACTTCATGGGCGAGTTCGACAGCCAGGTGGCTGATGACATCAATAAGACGGTGGACAAATTCAGGGATGACCTGCGCAAGATAAGGGGGTACAGACGTGGATAAAGTCGAGCTGTATAAGCCGACAGGACGGCGCGACGGCCTGGACAGGACGATCCAGGCGCGTATGTCGGTCGAGGATGTTACCAAGCTTAACGCGCTGTGTGCGCGTGTGGACATATCGCCGTCGGAGATGGTCCGCCAGCTGGTCAACGATGAGTACGAGAGGGTGTTCGGATGATGCTCGACGGCGATACGATGGCTCCGTACATCGACATCACAATGGAACATCAGGAGCGCAGGCTCTGGCAAGACCCTGACGGCAACTTCCTGATGATCGCCATGTACAGTGGCGAGTTTTGGTGCGAGGCCATACGCAAGCCTCTGGGCGTGTCTGTGGTACGATCCAAGTACGCAGACGTGACCGAGGTACACGTGTGGGCGGTAATGCGCCCGGTCAACGGTACGGTACACCGCAAGGGCGTTATCGAGACCACGGACAACTTCAAGACCAGCGACCTGATCGAGGAATACATTGCCAGCATTAAAGAGGAGGTGTTGCCTGATGTCAAGAGATAACCCTGCGTGGCGGTTCGTTGAGATTGATAATAAGATAATTGAGTTCTGCGATGGCTCAGGTTGTCCTTTTAACTATGACGATTACGGAGGTCATCGTTGCCTTTATCCTGGCAATGAAGAAGGTATGTGTGTTCTAACGGATGCAGACAAGATGATAGAATCGTATCCATGCCCTGCCCGTGTCATACCTAATATAACAGTATGTAAAGACTGCGACGGCATGGGGGAGGTATGGGTGGACAGTTACGAGAATGATGTCGGCACGGTGTCGTATCCAGTGACCTGCGAGAAGTGTCACGGATCGGGGAAGATACCACTGGTCGCCAAGTGTCCAGACTGTGACGGTACAGGATTTAACGGTGTCTTTTTTGTCAATCCCAACA